ATGGACATAACAGACTGGCAACTTACTCTTTATCCGAATGAAGAAGAAGATGAAGTTACTCGACTTCGCCGTGATGAAATGGAAGTCAACATTGCTCAGCGCATGATGATGATGGGTTACCAGCCTACTCTGACAGAAGATGCAAACCGTGACATCCGTTTCATCTACAAGCAACCTGACCCTGCACAAGCACCACAAGGGGCACCACCGGGCGGTATGCCACCGGGCGGTATGCCACCGGGCGGTATGCCGATGGGTGGTATGAGAATGGGAGGCGGCATGGGTACACCGGGCGCTCTTCCTAGTAGAAACATTTCACCTCAAGGAGCCGCTCAGTTAGCAAGACAAGCCCAAATGGGTATGGGTCAACCCGGAGGGGAGGGGATGGGGCTGAGAAATAGAGGCCCTGCAAGCCCTCAAAATAGAACCAGTATGGGGGCAGGTGCACCGTTTTCTAGTGTTCAGCAAAGAGGTCCTCAAGCCGGTGGGGTTCAGCAGGCTAGTCAGAGTATAGCAAATGCTAGAAATCCAAGAGGGGCATGAGAAGGTTAAAGGTAAGTGAAGTGGTGGAGTATCGTATGGACCTGAAGAAGTTAGACCCGATGGCTCGTAAAATGAGAACACACGTTGATGGGTTTTACAAGGCACTAGAATCAAATGATGGTATGTCTGCTCGCAATCACATTGCTGAAGTTATGAAGTACGCCGACTATCTAAGTAACGACATTGAAAGCGCTGTTATCAAGCAAGAAAAGAGCGTAGGAATCAATGATAGATTCGCTGGCGGTGTACCTGTCATGAAGATGACAGAGGTACAGACTGTTCACGAAGTTACTACCAATGTGTTGCCGGGTACAATCCGCACTGCAAGATTCGGTAAGATAAACAAGAGACTATCCAACAGAACACTTTGAGGTGGCTAACATGAGCGGTGAGGGGGAAAATGTCGCTGAGCGCCTTATGGGTGCTTTGATTAGCAAGATGGAAGTTATGGATGCAGGCATTCAGACATTAAAGGCTGAAAACATGCTAATGAAGAAAATGATGCAAGACCCAGCGGCTCTGCTAAAAAAGGCTGGATTTGTATCTGTATCTACGGAAATGCCAGCAGATGTACTAGTAGACGGATTTAGAGGAGAAGTAGACGACTTCGTTCTCAAGGGTGAGAATGGAGAGCCTGTCGATGTACCTACCACCAATGCTGATTTCCATAAGATGGAATGGGCAGATATTCACGCTTTGGCTGAAGAGGCGAAGCAAAACGGTGCTATAGGAAACCAAGTAGGAATAGAGTGATAACATGAGGCCAAGATTTGAACCAGCAAACGACGAAGCGTATGAACTGCTAAAGGCTGCTAAGGATTTAGAAGCAAGGATAGCCAAGAAAGAAGGCAGTATGCCTGATTATAGCGGACAGGAAGAGGGCTCTGACGTAGGTCATCACCGTTTTGAAATACAACCTGCTGGTGTCCCTAACACATTTTACAACACTAACAACTCCATTCCTAACGTAGAAGACGTAGCAAACAAGGGCGCTATATCCGAAAACAGCGATGTTTTGACTAGAGAATCTCCTTACTATCCAACTGCATTCAGTACAACTGGTGCTCTTGAAAACTTCACAGGCGGCGATGGTCCAACCATGACCGATGTAAAGAAGTCACTAGACCGATTGTCCAGCCGTCTGAATTAAACGGCTGGTGATGTTAATGCGAGAAGGCCCACTCGATACCTTAGATAGGCACCGTGTAATCTTCTTGGATTCGTTATTCGATGGAATAGGCAAAGCAGATGCAGGTGCTGATTATTATTTCTCAGCAATCAGTGCTGAGAGAAAAGGTTACTCGTTAAACGCACATGATGAAGCACTTATCAAAATGTTCTATTCGGTTATACGTAAAGACGAAGAAGCCGAAGTGACTGGTTCTCAATCCTATAATTTAGAGGCTGAAGCAGACGACATGGGTATGAGAGAAACAGGAGTGAGGCAAGCAGATGTTGCTTACGACTTGAGTCACGGTGCAGGTCAAATGATTTCTGACAATCCGTCTTACGACCCCAATCGTGTTATGCATGCTAAGCCGGGTACTGCTGGTAATCTAGCAGGTCACAAATGGATGATGGACGACGGTGATGTAAATGACCCGCATGCTACTAGTGATTATCTTGGAGATGTGCAAAGCAGATTTGGTGACCATCTTGAAGGCTTTTACTTACCTGAAGACCCTTATGCCGAGAGTCAGGCTCAAATAGACCATCACAAAGAAACATCTTGGGAAGATTGGGCGAAAGACAATGAACACAAGTTCCTGTTAAACGAGCACCACTTCGGTAGACTAGGCACGATGGGAGACGAATATGCTACTAATCACGCTCTATATGAAAAGCACTTTGATGATTGGAAAGCGTCTAACCGTAGAGACGTTGACAACAAGATACGCCAATTAGAAGAAGATGGACTAAACGAAGATGAAATAGAGCATGAGTTGAGAAAGGCTCACATGTTCCAAGCAAGACAAGGTTGGGATGAAAACTTAGGTTTCCTCGACTTTATGTTAGGATTAGAGTGGTTCACCCCTGAAGAAAGAGCAAAGGTGTACGAACACCTAGCAGAGCATGGCGGTGCTGATTTGACCCAGCCAATCAAATTCAACAGGCACGTTGATAACCCTGACTTTATTCCTAGGATGAAGAGAAACTTCGCACAGCGCTTTTCGGGATTATATGACTCTTGGACTAGAGGAGCGGCTTATCCGGGTCAAGGTCTGAAAAAGAAGCCAATTGAGTTGTCAGAAGAAGGTAACCACGTTTTGAAAATTAACAATACACAAGCGTTAGACAATCACAAGCCACTTGGTCAATCACAGAGTGCTACTGAAAGGGCCATGAATCATTTTAGAGAATTACTCAACGATTATGCATTCGATGCTGGTCAAAAACCTGTGCAATTTAGTAACACAGACATACCTCTCTTTACATCACAAGATGGTGGGTATGGGTTGAGTTTTGGTGAAAGGCAGAAAGTGGATAAGAAAGGTAATCTGACAGGCCATCACTTTAGTCATGAGGCACTGAGATTCTTGTTAGGTATAGATGAGAATAATCAAATTTACGAAGATGGTATGCACCCTTATCATGGTTCTTATTGGAAAAAAGACGAGTGCCCTTTTACACAAGAAGAAATTGACGAAATAATGACTAGGCGCAAAGATGATGCTAAGCAACTTGCTGGTGCTGGGAGAATGGCTAGAAACCATGGTTACATGCACTACGGTCATTTCAAAGATGGCTCAAAGTATGATTACTCCGACGATGATGAAACATTAGCGAGTTATTGGCACAGTATGTACACTGGCGGCGGATTAGCCAAAATGCCTAATGATTTGTTTGATTTGATACATCATCACAGTGTTTTATTCAAGCCTGACCAACAAGGTCAAGAATCTGTTAGCGAAACCTCTGAAGAAATGAAAGCAAGGTTATTGGATTTCCAACAAAGAGGAGCGCCTGCTCAAGTCTTGCAAGAGTTACAAGAGCAAATAGAACAGAAAGAAAGGCAAGAGATGTACGGATTTGGTAGTGAGGCTGAGCGAGAGGCTAATTTTGAAAGACACACCGATGGGCCAAGAGAGCACAGTTTGTTTTTCTCAAGAACTTCTAATGGTATAATGCCTAGACATAGGCTCGATTCTCAACTAGACATGGTTGAGCCTGCACTTACGTCTTTCTTAGGACCGTTTGGTCAAGCCGAACTTAATTTATTCAACATGGAGAGCAGAGGTAAGCAGGTCACTACTAGTTTCAAAGGTGACCCTAACGATGCTATGGCTAATATGAGCCCGATGAATGTCGTGTTTTCTAGTAGCATAGAAGGCGCAAGTGGTATGAATTCCGATGTTGCAAGGCATGCTGGTACTGTATCTTCTGCTCACAATAATACAATTTACGATGAATATCATACTAGCCGCTCAAAAGATACTCGTGATGAAGATTTACAAGAGATTTCCCACAAACAACTAACTGGTAGAAAAAAGGAAGGCGGTGTGGGTATACACAACCCTAAGATGGGGTCCGGTGGTGTATTTGATGAAACATATGCTAGAAATCTTGGGGCTAACAATTATGTTCAATTTGCTACAATACTAGGAATGACTAGACCACCTATGTCTCCTTTACGCAGACCTCTTAGAAGAGGAGAAAACATAGAGCACCATGCTTTGGCTAACCCTGAAGAACTTGAAGATTTGAAACATACTCAACTTACACCTCCTAAGTATAACAAAAAGCATGCTCTTGAGGCTTTGAAATTGAGATATGAAAAGGATATAAGCCGTGCTTCTGATGAGCAAAAGCCTGCAATTAGAGCAGAATATGAGCGAGGCAAGCAGAGGTTAGAGCAAGAAGGCAATTTGGAAACGGGTACAATAGGTGCGAACTTCGCCTCTCCTAAGTCAATCAATCAGTCTATAGTCGCTCAGCCACCGGGCCTGATAGAATCAAGAATAAGTGGTAGGCAGCCAATCAGTGAAGAAGAAGAAATGTATTTCCAATTATCAGATATGGTTGGAACTTTATCTGATGAGTTAGATAAGTTAGAAACCACAGGCGCATCTGAAAAAGAAATAGCATCTAAAAAGCAACAGATTGCCGAGTTGAATAATCGCATAACGCAACTACAACCTGCTTTGAGTAGGAGAGGTGGTACAACTGGTACGGCCTCTTTTGGTACCAATATGTATGACGTTCACCAAAGTAGAATAGTAGACAAACTTAGCGCTGACACAAATGCGATTGCTCAGGCTGGTAAAATACTGACGGACGGAGAAAGAGGTTACATCGACCCAAGTGTATTATCTGCTATACTGGACCCTAACTTACCTCATGAAACTGTAGAAGCAAACATCAGAATGCTTGCTAGAATGGCAAATGAGTGGTTGCACAAGTCTTCGCATGATGAACACGGTATACGAACTAAAGGTGGTACTGAAAGAACTAGAGAAGGAGACATGGTCCAAGAAGGACTAGGCGAAATAAGGTCCATGTTAGATGACCATGACCACAAGTTGTCAGCATCTGATTACTTGAAATTTTACGAAAGTAAAGGGCTATCTGAGGTAGCAGAAAAGTTAGGAATAGATGCAAACGACCCTAGACAAATGAATACATTACAGAGCCTTTGGCCTGAACATTTATCGAAGTATGGTCAGCAATTGCAGGACTATTCTCCTCCGTTGATGACTGTTAGACAGTACTACGAAAAAATGTACCCCGATGTCGATATCGATGAAGCATTGGTGCACTTAGGGAGAATGCAGAATCGTACAAAAGGTGTCGAGTTATTCAACAACCTTAACCAAATACAGCGAACACTCGGTAAATCTCCTGAGAAGTATGGTGTAAAATTACATCTCGCTAACAATTCTGATGATAGAGATATAGGGCCTGAGAGTACTTTGAGAAGGAAGGGTAGTATTGCAGAGGATGAATATACCACTAAACCATCAACGTTCGGTGGTAAATCTTCCGTAAAGAACCCAAGTCAGATGTTTAGAGCCAAGCAGATATTGGATTCTATTATGGTAGGTATGCCCGAAATAGAAACGCCTGATACCACTGTAACCGAAAGGGGTATGTTCGATGTACCTGTAGATAGATTCGGACCTAATTCGCATTCTGTATTCAGTCTGTACGACTCACCGGGCTTCCGTCATGAGTACGGTGATACGTTCAATCCTAACTTTGATTTCTCAATAAGTCCAAAAGGAAAACTCACAGTCAGGTTAGTGAATCCTGAAAACAATCCTCACAAATTAGTACAGCCACTAGAGTCTTTTTGGGAGGCAGTTTCTCCTTCTAACTGGTTAGAGATGTTAAGGCACCCTGACCACCAAGAGGCAAGAGCGATGTTAAACCAACCTTCTAGGTTCTCTGCTCAAACTAAACAAAACGACATTGGTATCAGGAGAAACCAAGATATTCACTCTACCACCAAGAGTGAAATTGGACTAGCCGACTTGACTAACCCTGATATAATCCGCAAAGAGTTAGGCAGTAAAGTACCATTGTTACAACCGATGCATCGCATATTCGATATCGAAGACCTAGAGCACCTGCGTGGATTTACAGGCGACTGGATAGTTTCTCATATGCCCGAAGGCGAGAGAGGCTTTGTAGAAAAGAAAGATGACGAGGTTTCTTCCAAGACTTTCGATTTGTCTGACGAGGACAAAGAGAACTTCAAGCAAGTAACTGACGAAGACTTTAACGCTGACGTTATCAAATTAGAAGACGGCTACTACATCTTTGATGTCATAGAGTTCGCTGAAAAAGAAGTACATGATGTTGTACTCAATGACCGTATCAAGATTCTTAGAGGTGGCATGGAAGGAGTAGAAAACATACACGTTCCAAGTGCAAGTGATACTAGGTTATCAGACGATACCGGTTTGAAAGCAGTTGTAGAAGATTTGCAAAAGGAACATGAGAATGTATTACTGAGGGATGCCAACTCTGTTTACATGGCTGGTGAAATGCGACATCCGAAGTGGGTTATGCTTAGACCGGGCAGAGATGTGGTGTTGAGAGTACTAGAGCGTAGAGGTAACGGTCCTTACACATACAGGCTAGGAACCGGTCCAATTACACAAGATGACAAGATAGGCAGTCGTGCAGTAGAATCTGATGGCGAAACCTACATGGATGTAGGGGCAGCGTTCAATAGTCCTGAAAAGTACAACGAAGGTGACCACGTCAGAGTTAATGTAGCGAATGTAAGCAAGGTAGAGTCAGCAGATGACAATGTCGTTTACACTTTGACTGGCTCTGAGATAGAGAGCGAGGCCGAAGGTGAAGGACTAGTCAGTCAAGAAACACTAGGTATGCTAGCCAAATCACAGGATGAGCAATGGCTTTGTGAAGTTCACAGGGCTAAGAGTGGTATCCGTGTAGTCATGCCACAAGGTGATGTTGTTTACAAGGCTACAGAATCAGCAGGTGTTTGGACAGTGCACAGTCCGTTGGCTTCTAACGGTTATCTGATTCGACTGTCTGAAAGCCAGCGACCATATTGGAGTCCTATTGCTGGTGCTATACTCAAGGCTGACCTAGAAGTAAAGGAAGAAGTTCATGAAAGTCAAGGAGACGGTAAGCCACTGATACAGCCTAAGAAAGTAGAGGGCGCACAGTGGTGGAAAAAGAAACAGAAACAAAAGGTATTGGTCAAGGGATTGATGTTGCTTGACAAGTTTATGAAAAGCGGTGTAGGTGCAGTAGGTCAGTCTAGCACCGGCACTATGGGACTAGGTATTGGCTATGCTACCCCTATAGAGTCGCCTATGGGTCCGACCAATCTCCACGACGAGAAGACAATGCCTGACTTTGACAACAGAAAGCGACCCGGAGAAGATTCAACAATAGAGCCTGAAACGGATGACGAAGAGGATACCGAGCATCTTGTTGTACCTGTCGAAGGTGGAGAATTAGACATTACAGAAGACAAGGCCATCCTACGTACTTGATTAAATAGTATGAATAATGTCTATAGAATCAATGGCAGCCAATGCAGCGCTAAGAACTTCCCCTGTTCACCACAGTGGAACTATTAGTATTGTAAAGGCTGACAATGACCTCGTAATTGCTGGATACGCATCCGTAGAGATGGTAGACAAGCAAGGAGATTTAATTACACGAGGGGCTTTGAAGAACGCATTTGGCGATTTCATGAAGGCTGACGGTTACAGAAATGTGCAACTTGCACACTCTAACATACAAGTTGGAGAAGTAATTCCTACTTACACAGACTCTGAAGGTCGTGTATGGAAGTCCGGTGTCGATGACGCTGGTATGTTCGTCGTTATCAAACTAAGAGATGACATCGAGAAGGCAAGAGAAGTTGCCAATCAAATTCGCAAGGGAGCCTTGAGAGGTTTCAGTATTGGAGGACAAGCATTCAAGCGAATGCGAAAGAGTGACCAACAACATGGTGACTACACAGAAATCTCCAAACTGGAACTTCACGAAGTTACCATCTGTGAAAAAGGTATTAACCCGGAGGCGACATTCCGTATATTGAAGGAGGATACAACAATGAACGAAGATAACGTGTTGGGCGAATTGTCTACGGTGTTGGACAGGCTAAATGGCAGACTAGATGCTATGGAAAAGGGAGAAATCTCTGAAGGCCTAAAAGACCACATCGAGGGCAAGAAGAAAGACAAAGACAAAGAAGAAGACAAAGGTGAAAAGATGGCTAACGACGGTGATGACAAAGAAGCGGCTTACGGACATGATATGGCTAAGGGCGAATACTCTGATGTAATCACAAGTGAGTACTTGGACTGGATGGAGAACACTCTGAAATCTCAGGGAGTAGACATTGTAGGTGCACGTAACCACTTTGACAACATCAGCAAGGCTAACCTCGGTAGTACCCCTGAGCAAATTGGCGATGGAGCAGACTACTTCGCAGGTCAAGTAAAGGGCCGTGCACAAGAAGGTGGCTCACCATCTACTAATGCTATCGGACAACTTAACAGCGGCGGCAGTGGCGAAGTTGCAAAGGGATACCTACATCCTGATGCAGTTAGCGCTTCTGACTTAGAGGCTGCTTACGAAGTTTACAAGGCTGCTGCACTAGAAGAGCAGTTCAAGGGTAACCTTGGTAACGTCTTCGCAGACAGACTATCAAAGGAATTGAGCGCAGAAGCAAACGCACGAGAGGCTGCTTCATTCGACGCACGAACTCCACTTGCTAACATCGAAAAGGCTCTTAGTGACCTAAGCAGCCGCATTGACAACATCAGCGCCTCTGCACCAGCAGCAGGTACTGAACTACGCAAATCTGTTTCCTCAGTGGAGATTCCATCTACTGAACAACTAGGTAACATGTCTTGGGACGATGTTCACAGCCTAGCAGGGAGTGTTTGGAACAACTGAATGGAGGAATGAAGTATGGCAAGAAATTACATGAGAACAGTTAACGACATGGAGCGCTACTACTATGGTGCAGGTAACTCAATGGGTTACTCTTACACTGGTAGCGAACTATTGAAGGCAGACGCTCCACTATTGAGCACAACCGCTGGTACTTACCAAGCAATCTACGGACGCAAAGTTTGGAGTCAGTTGAACCAAGAATTCAACGCATTCTCCATTCTACCAAAGAAGCCTTGGGACCGCAGTGGTTGGAGAGTTGTAACCGCAAAACCTTCTACATCAAAGGGTGGCGGAATTGCAGAGAACGGTACACTACCTGAAACCACCAAGCCTACATTCCAAAATGTTGCAGCAAAGCCAAAGACAATCGCACACTCATTCGATATGTCTGAGGTTGCAATCTTTTTGAATGACAAGGATGACGGACTAGGCGACATTCGCTCTGTCCTAAAGGAAGAGATGGGTAAGCACCACGCTGAGCACATCAACCAAATGCTAACTAGAGACGTAACCACAGTTGCAGGTAACGACTTCGAGTCACTTGACCGTGTAACTACTGGTAACAACAGCATGACATCCGGTACTCACTATAATGCTGGTGACGAAGACATCTACAGTATTGACCGCAACGCTACAGGCAACTCTTGGTCATACGCTGAGGACTCTGCTGACAGCGGTTCTACTAACAGAACTCTATCACTCGACCACCTAGATGAGTTGTTCAGACTCATTTGGGAGCGTGGAGGTAACCCTAAGGTTATGCTAACAGGATATGACACTCTAATGAGAATCCAGCAACTATTGCAGGCTCAGCAGAGATTCATGGAAGAAAAGAGAGTAGTACCTTCTTACAACGGTGTGAAGGGTGTACCGGGTGTTGAGGCAGGATTCATTGTCGCAACCTACAACGGTGTACCAATCATCCCAACAAAGGATATGGCTTCTGACGGTATCAGCAGAATTTACATGCTAGATACTGATTACATGTACTTCAGTACAGCAAAACCAACTCAATACTTTGAGTCGGGAATCGAAACAGGCGACCCATTCGCAATCAACAGACTAGGACAGGAAGGTCTGTACCGTACAATGGGAGAAATTTGGACAACATTCTTCGGAGGTCAAGGTTCTATCCGTGACCTACAGTGAGGATTTAATGGAGAAATATAGGAGAGAATTATTATGGCAGCAACAACACATGATGGAATTACGTACACTCCGGGTGGAGGAGACGCAGTAGAATTTACCGCAGACTTGACCCTAGATATGTACGCAGGTACACCTAATGACAGCACTGCTTGGTTAGACGGTAACAGTGGTGGCTCTTATCCGGGCTCACTAACTGGATTCGTCGCTAACAACGCTGATGGTAACGCAGTAGCCGGTCTGAAACTAGTTTG